AGGATTGCGAGCTTAAGTTGATATTATATGAGGTCAGAGGCCATGAGGGCAGAGGACGATTACCGAAGGAGGATTCGCCTTTATGGCCAAGACCAAAAAAATAATCAGCGCAGGGGTTCTGCGCATCGAAGTGGTGTACGACCGGATCAACCGCCGCGACGATGCCCGGACACGGGCTGCCAAACAAAAGGCTCAGAACGAGGCGCAGGCGCGAATGAATGCCAAGTATTCATGGCAGAAGCTGGAACAGATGCTGGCGGCAAACTTCCTGCCGGGGGACTGCGTGCTGTGCCTCGACTACGACAACAAGTGGCTGCCCTTCTCCCGGCGGGAAGCTGACTACCGGCTGAAGCTCTTCCGCGCTGCAATGAGCGCGATCCGCAAGGCCGCAGAGCAGGAGTTCAGAGCGGTGTGGTGTACCGAGAGTCGCCACGATGCGGGGCGCTACCATCATCATGTGGTGGTCAACTCCACCGGCGCAGACATTGAGTCGCTGCGGCAGGCCTGGCCTTACGGCGGCGTGCATCTGGAGCCGCTGCGGGTCGACGGTGAAAAGAACTACGAGACTCTTGCCCGGTACATGTGTAAAGAGTACCCCGAGCGCGTTGGCAAACGGACATGGAGCTACACGCGCAGCTGCAAGCATCCGGAGCTGGAGACTTTTGTGGTTACCGACGATACGAAGCTTATAGTGCCGGACGGCGCCGTGGTGCTGGCCGCCGAGAAATGCTCCAACCAGTACGGCAGCTGGGAGTATCTTAAGATAATAAGCGAGGTGCTGCCGCGGGCACCGAGAGCCAAGCGCAAGCACAGGCGTAAGCTGAGGATTTAGATAAGGGCTTTTTAGTATTTTTCGAGCTCGGAATCTATATTATTATTGAGAGAAAGGGTGGAAAAAGTGTTGAGTTCTCGCCAAAAGTGTGATATAATTCTGCCAACAGCAGGAGGTTATCTGGTCTGCCCCAGATGCCGCCGGAACAAACACCTGCTGAAGCTCTCGCCAGAGACCTCAGCCACGCAGCTGATCGTCTACTGCCGAGACTGCAAAACCGAACATGTGATCGACATTCGCAAGGGCCAGTGCTATGAGAGCCGGAGCCAGTGAACAACACGCAGAATGTGCGTGCTGTCTCGCTGGCTCCGGCTCTTTTGCTTTGCCCTGGCATGGAGGTGATAGCCCATGGGGGGTGGATGTAACCCGAGGACAAAAAACGGGGCCCTCCGACGTAAGCACCGGGAGCGCTTCAAAAAAATGGCCGCCCCCTGTGGCATCTGCGGCGGCAGGCTGGGGCCTATCCGCTACGACCAGCCCAGCGACGCCCAGCACCCGCTGAGCTTTGTGATCGACGAGATCAAGCCAATCAGCAAGCACATGCTGTTTGGTTATGATTCCCCCCAGGCTGCCGCGCAGGACTGGGGCAACCTCCAGGCGGCGCATTGGTGCTGCAACGCGGCGAAGGGAGCCAGCGTTGCAGACGAAAAAAAGCCTGTAAGCCGAGTCTGGATTAGCGATGGCGAATGGTAACGTTGCATCCAGGGGGAACCTCCCCTCCCGCCCGCCGGAGGCCACTCATCGGCGCCAGCGCCGAAATACCTCCGAGAAAAATTCTGGCAAGCGCAAAAAAATGCCCAAATCGGGCACATCCGAATAAATCATAGATCGCGCGACGCGGACGCGATACGCGGACAGACTCGCGGGCAGGAGGTGGCTTCGTGGCAACCAAAGAACAAATCTACACAGCCAAGCTTGAGAAGCTGGGAGTCTATGACCCTGCTTTCGATGATGCAATTCATCAGCTGTGCATTCTGGAGCGAGAACACAGCCGCGTCCAAAAGGCGTGGAGCGCCAGCAAAAAGGAGGACGAAAAGCACCCCTCCTTTACCCACGAGCTTTACCCTGTGATTTTGCAGCTCCGGCGGGATATACGGGCCAGCCGGGATGAGCTGGGGCTTACGCCCAAGGCGTTGAGGAAGCTTAAAGGCAATCTTGACCTTGGTGGAGAGGCACCGGCAGAGGACAAGACTGTACTTGGCTTTATTCTTGCAAAACATGAGGACGGGTAATCAGACGCCGAGGCTGAGGGTCGAGCCTCGGAGAGTGAAAACAGACGGCGGTGACGCGGCCCTGTTGATGAATGCCTATGGTGTCAACCTTTGGCCCTGGCAGCAAGGTATCCTTGACTGCTGGCTTGGCCTGGATGCTGCCGGCCACTACTCCACCACTTCCGCCGGTCTGGCGGTGCCAAGACAGAACGGGAAAAACGTATGCCTTGAAGCAAGAGAATTTTTTGGCCTTGTGGTGAAGCATGAACGGATCCTGCACACGGCGCACCAGACCCGCACATCGAAAAAGAGCTTTCGCAGACTGGAAGCCATGTTCACTGATAAGCGCCACCCAGAGGTATGCGCCCTGGTGAAGGATATCCGCTACACCAACGGCGAGGAAGCCATTGAACTGACCAACGGCGGCCGCATTGAATTTGCTACCCGCACACGGCAGGCGGCCCGAGGCTTTGATGGTATCAGCCTGGTGGTTTACGACGAGGCTCAGGAACTGACCGATGATCAGGTTGAAGCCGTGATGGCTACCCTGGCTGCCAGCACTACCGGCACAAGGCAAATCATATACACCGGCACGCCGCCTTACCCCGGCTGCCCCGGCGTGGTCTTTCGCCGCCGCCGTGACGCTTGCTGCGAAAATGCAGCGGAAAGTGACGCATGGCACGAGTGGAGCATTGATGCCGAAAGTGCAGCAGATATTGATGTGGACGACGTCGCGCTCTGGTACGAAACAAACCCCTCTCTGGGTTATCTGTTAACGGAGGCTTTTACCGCTGAGGAGCGCCGCTCCATGGCGCCTGATGGCTTTGCCCGTGAACGACTCGGCTGGTGGCCCCCGGCCGCGGCAGCTATTGACGATCGCTGTATTGATGAGGCCGTTTGGGATGCTTGCCGGAGCGACGCTTTGAAGCCGGAAGGCAAGACGGCTTACGGCGTGAAGTTCTCAGCCGACGGGTCGGAGGTCTCTCTCTGCGGAGCCGTTGTGCCCAAGATGGGACCGGCCCGCATCTCCCTCATAGAGCGGCGTCCCACCGGCATAGGCACACAATGGCTGGCGGATTGGCTCAATGCCAGATACGGCAAAGCCAGCTGTGTGGTAGTCGACGGCCGAAACGGCGTTGACGTGTTAGTTGAGAAGATCTCCGGAACGTGGAAGGCCAAGGACTGCATTGTCCGGCCCGGCAGCAAGGATGTTCTGGCCGCAGTAAGCTGCCTGTGCAATTGCTTGAATGAGCAAACCGTGAGTTGGTACTCCGGGCAGGAAGCGCTGAGAGAAAGCGCCGTGAGCTGCACCCGGCGCCCCATCGCGGGCGGCTGGGGTTTTGGAGGGGATAATTCAAGCCCCATCGAGGCAGCGTCTCTGGCGCTGTGGGGCGCGAAGACTTCCAAGCGAGACCCAACGAAGAAAATGCTGATAGGATGATGAGATATGAATATTAACCTTAATGCGGCAGCGGTTGCCGGACTTCCTTCGGCTGAGCAGCAGCTTCTGGCCGAGCTTGTAGAAATCTTCAATTCCCACGAGGCCAAGAACGCTTTGAAGGATGAATACTACGAGGGCGATATCTCCCTTAACCGGGTTAACCTTGGCATAGCATTGCCGGAGGGCATGCGCGGGCTTGAAATAGGCTGCGCGTGGGGCACAAAGGCGGTGGATGTGCTGGCGGCACGGTCAGTATTCGACGGCTTTGTTGGAGTTAACGGCGAGGATGCGGCGGAGGCCAATGCCATTGCTGAGGCCAACAATCTGAAGGTGGCCTACAAGGCTGCGGCCCGTGACCAGCTTAAATTCGGCTGCACCTTCGCCACCTTGAGTCAGGATGCGGCCATCGGCAGCAAGATACGTTTCCATTCTCCCCGGAGCGCGGCGGCTAAGTGGAACGGAGTTAAGGGCCGGATAGGGTCGGGGCTGGCGATAATCGACACCGCGCCGGACAACCTTGTAAAGGATGCCTGGGCTCCGAGCATAATCAACCTCTACACGGATAAAGCCACGTGGGTTCTGCGCCGGGTCGATAGCCGGTGGAGCGCGAAAGCCCATCCGCACAAGCTGGGCAGACCGCTGATGGAGCCCCTTATCTGGAACGCCACCACGCGCAAGCCCTTCGGGCGGAGCAGGCTCAATAATCCTGTGCGGCGGCTCATCGACAGCTATGTGCGCACGCTTGCCAATGCCTCCATCGGTCTTGAATTTTCTACCACTCCTCAGAAGTACCTTTTAGGTGTGACCGATGAGCAGTTCAGGCAGATAGCAGAGCAGAAGTTCAAGCAGTACGTGGGCAGTGTAATAGCCGCCACGTCAAACCCGGAGACGGGAGAAAATCCCATCTTCGGCCAGCTTAACCAGGGCAACATCCAGCCCCACATCCAGATGCTCCGGGCACTGGCTACGCAGTTTTCGGCCATTACCGGGTTGTCCGTTATGGACACCGGCGTTGTAAATGACGCTAATCCCACAAGCTCCGACGCTATCGAGGCGCAGACCAAGAGTCTTGCTGAAATGGCGGAGGACATGAACGGCCTGAACGGAATAAGCCTTAAGACCATTGTAATGATGGCATTGGCCCTTAAGAACAACAAGACGCTTGAAGATCTGCCGGAGGAGTTGACAAGCGTTGTCGCCAAGTTCAAAAATCCCTCCACACCCAGCATGGCGGCTCTGGCTGACGCGGCCATGAAGCTGGCCACGGTAAGACCGGAGTTTGCAAAGACCGATGTTTTCCTTGAGATGATGAATTTTGACGCCGCTACGGTGCGGCGCATCAAGGGACAGGAGCGGCAAAACCGAGGGCGGCAGGTGCTTGAAGAGGAATTCGGCGCATGAAGATAAGCCGCAAGGTGTGGACGGACTACGTCAACAAGCTTCGTGCCATAAACAACAAAGCCGCCGATGCCATGTGGGCATGGCTCAAGACCCACTCCATCGACGATGTGGAGGAAATGCTGGATTATGCGTTCCAACTCGTAAGCCGCTACGGCGAGGCTTCGGCGGCTCTGGCTGCCGAGATGTACGATGTGACCGCCGAGATGGCGGGGCATTACCTGCCTCCGGCAATCCCAGCAGAAACGCCTACTTACACCGAAGTTTCCATTGCAGTTCAGGGAACAGCCAAAAGCGGAAATCCCAAGCTAGTGACAGACAGCGTAAGCCGTCTTGTGAAGGTGACCGGAGCGGACACTACTATGCAAAACGCTTTGCGAGACGGTGCAGAGTGGGCGTGGATACCTATCGGGGAGACCTGTGCTTTTTGCCTGACCTTGGCATCCCGCGGCTGGCAGAAAGCTTCTCGAAAAGCCATACGCAACGGACACGCCAAGCACATCCACGCCAACTGCAACTGCACCTATGCGGTGCGCTTTGACCAAGACATGGATGTAGAAGGCTATGAGCCGGATGTATACTATGACCTTTATTCAGATGCAGAAGGCGGCAATTCTACGGAAAAAATAAATTCTATCCGCCGGAGACTATACGCGGAAAACCGATACGAAATCCGCACTCAGCAGCGCGAAGCCTACCATCTCAGGCGAGAACGAGAAAAGCAGGCTCAAAAATGATTATTGCAGTTGATTATGACGGCACTCTCGTGCGAGACAAGGAATTGAACCTGCCGCTAATAAGGTGGCTCAAAGGAGCGCAGCGAGCGGGAGATACGGTGATTTTGTGGACATGCCGGGAGCAACAGTCTTTGAACGAAGCCATGTTGCTGCTGAGATCAAATGGACTTGTCCCAAACTATGTTAACTGCAACCCGCCTCAGGTGATAAAACGATTTGGGTATGACCCACGAAAAATCTTTGCAGACATTTATATTGACGATAAAGCACAATTTTAAATTGCAGGGCATGAGCCAATAGGGCCGGGGCCAATGGACAAACGCAGCTTTTGTGTTTGTCCATTGGCTTCGTTTTCTTTTGCTGATAAGCCGAAAGGCTTTTCATAAAAAATTTGGCGTGGCGGCCGTAAAACCAGCCGACGGCAAGGGATGCGACCCCGTAAAAAAGCGTAGCCGAGAAAGGATCGAATATGCAGCGCACAGACATTACCGAGATTTTCCCCGATGCCACCAAGGAGCAGCTGGATGCTCTTATGAAGCTCAACGGCGAGGACATCAACAACGCCAAGGGCAACCTCAGCACCCTCCAGAGCGAGCTTAAGAAAGCGCAGGAGGCTTTGGCTGCGGCCGCAGCCGGAGACAAAAGCGTAGAGCTTCAGGAGACCCTGGGCAAGCTTCAGACCGCACAGGCCGAGCTTGAGGGCCTGAAAGCCGCAAACACCCTGCGTGAAACCCGCGAAAAGGTGGCGGCAGCCAAGGGCATACCCATCAATCTTCTCACCGGCGAGACCGAGGAGGCTTGCACTGCGCAGGCAGACGCGATCCTTCAATTTGCCGCTCAGAACGAGGCTTTCGCCCTGAAGGACGGAGGCGAGCCTCTGGGCAAGGGCGGCACTCCCACCCGCGAGCAGTTCGCCAACTGGGCGAAAGAAAACAACATTTGATTTTGAAAGGAGCATGAAAAATGCCTATTGACACCAACAGAACCGCACTGACCCTGCCTACCGCGATATCCAACGAAATTCTCCAGACCACTCAGGAGCAGAGCGCCGTAATGCGCCTTGCAAGGCACATTACCCTTCCCGGAAACGGCCTGACCATTCCCATTATTCTCGGCGATCCTGAGGCCGCATGGGTGAATGAGACCGATGAGAAGCCCGCAGGCAAGCCTCAGCTGGGCAGCAAGATAATGCGCGGCTACAAGCTGGCAGTTATTGAACCCTTCTCCAATGAGTTTAGGCGCGATATGGCCGCTCTGTACGACGCCCTGGTGGCTCGTCTCCCCGGTGTGCTGGCCAAGAAGTTCGACGCCACTGTTTTTGGCCCTGCCTCCGGCGCGCCCGGCAGTGATTTCGACACACTTGGCGGCGCAGTTGCCCACGAGCTTGTGACCGGCCAAGCCTATGACGCTCTCGTGGCCGGCAAGATGAACATTTCAGAGAAGGGCGGCATTATGAACGGTATTGCACTTTCTCCTCAGGGAGAGGGCGCACTGCTGCTGGAGAAGGACGGCCAGGACCGCCCCCTGTTTATTGACAGCGTGGCCAATGGCGACGTGCCCAAAATACTCGGAGCACCCACCTACAAGACCAAGGGTGCTTTTGTGGCCGGCAATCCCAGCGGCCAGAACACCGTTGGCATCATGGGCGACTGGACGCAGGCCATGTACGGCATCGTACAGGGCGTGACCATTGACATCTCCAATCAGGCCACTATCAATGTGGGCGGCGAGCAGATCAATCTCTGGCAGCGCAACATGTTTGCAGTCCTGGCTGAGATCGAGATCGGCTTCAGAGCCGATGTTGAGAAGTTCAACCTGCTGACCAAGGCCGCAGGCTGATGAAGACGAGAACCAAAATGCTCCACAGCGTAACAGGGACAACGATGTTTGTCCCTGCGGAGCTGGTGGACGAGTACGCGGCGGCGGGACACAAGGTTGCCTTGCCGAAAGATATTCCCGCTGATGTTCCCAAGCGAGAGAGCAAAAAGCCCCGGAAGTGAGGTGACCGCTTATGAGTGCATACGCCACTGTTGAGGACGTGGCTGCCAGAACAGGCAGAACATTGTCCGAGAGCGAAAAATCCATATGCGAGAGCTTGCTTGCAGAAGCGGCCCTGATAATTGACGGTACCGGCACAAAAGCTCAGGACGAGGCCAAAAAGACCGTTTCCGTGCGCATGGTAGTTCGCGCTCTGGGCGCAGGCGCAGACATTGGCATTCCCGTGGGGGCTACCCAGGGCACTGTGAGTGCTCTGGGCTACTCTCAGAGCTGGACTGTGGGCAGCGGCACGGTGGGCGAGCTGTACCTGGGCAAGCAGGATAAGCAGCTGCTGGGGCTGAGCAACCTCATCGGCAGCTTCAGTCCCGTGGAGAGCTTGACAGGAGGTGGCATAGAATGCGCGGCATTGATGTAGTCCTTCATGTCAAGACCCAGACCGGAGTGGACAGCTACAACGAGCCTGTCTACAGTGACAGCACGGTGGTCGTATCCAATGTTCTTGTGGGGCAGCCGGAAACGGAGGATGTTGTTAATTCCGCTAATCTCTACGGCAAGCGGCTTGCTTATGTGCTGGGCATTCCCAAGGGCGATGAGCACGTGTGGACAGACACGGAAGTGGAATTCTTCGGAACAAAATTCAAAACCTTCGGCGATGTGGTCGAGGGCATTGAGGCTCTGGTGCCTACGCCCTGGCACAAAAAGGTTCGGGTCGAGCGCTATGGCTAAAATTGACTTCAAGTTTAATCTGCCGGGGCTGAACGAGCTGATGAAGTCGGCAGAGATGCAGGGCGTGCTCAACGAGGCCGCCAATAAGATCGCGGCTACCGCCGGTGAAGGTTACGAGGTGGAGAGCGCCCACAACATCAACTTTATTGCCATTGCCGCCGTCCATGCCGAGACCTATGAGGCCAAGCTGGATAACAGTGAGAACAATACCCTGTTGAAGGCTGCCGGGAGTGTGAAGATATGAACGCAGAAGAATATATAATCAACCACCTTTATGAGGTCATGTCCGTGCCGGTAAGCGGTCCCAAGCTGGGCACGAGCGAAGACTTCGTGACCGTGGAGCAGCTTAGCAGCTCCACTGCTGACCGTACCTACACCGCAAGCCTTGCAGTGCAAAGCTGGAGCAACGGCCGCAGCGCTGCGGCAACGATCAATGAAGAAGTGAAAAAACAAATGGCCGCCGTGGCTGGACTTCCGGAAGTCAGCCGCTGCCGGCTGGAGAATGACTACTATTTTCCGGACCTTGAAACAAAAAGCCCTCGTTATCAGGCAGTGTTCGAGGTCATTCTTTTTATATGAAAGGAGCAAATTAAAATGCCTAATGCCAATAATGTTTCAACCGGCAAGCCTCGTACCGCCGGAGCTATTTTCCGCGCTCCCCACGGCACTGTGCTGCCCAGCGACGCCGCTTCTGAGCTGAATGAGGCGTTCAAGGAACTGGGTTTTGTGTCCGATGCCGGTGTGAGCAACACCAACAGCGGCGAAAATGATGAATTCTACGCATGGGGCGGCAGCCCCGTAGGCGAGGCCGAAACCGAGAAAACCGACACATGGAAGTTTAAGCTGATCGAGGCTCTGAACCCCGAAGTCCTCAAAGCTGTGTATGGCGAGGCCAATGTCACCGTGGAAGGTCGTAATGTTTCCATCAAGGCCGGAGCCACGGATAAAACCCCTGCGTCCTATGTCATTGACATGGTAATGAAGGGCGCGCTGAAGCGCGTAGTGCTGCCCATCGCCACACTGGTCGAGTTAGCTGAAATTGTTTACAAGGACGACGAGACCGTGGGCTACGAGATTACTCTCGGCGCCAAGGACGACGGCAAAGGATTCACTCACTACGAGTACATCCAGCTGCCTGAGCAGACTGCAGCAGCTGCGACTAATGTGGAGGGCGGCGCATGAGAAGCGGAACGACTTCCACGGGTTTTGAGTTCTCCTACGACGAGTCGCGCCTCGACGACATGAAGATGGCTGACACGCTCATGTCCTTCATGGATGAGGACGTCCCCGAATTTTCCCGCCTGAAGGCCGCGTCAACTTTTGTGGAATTGCTTTTCGGCAAGACGGGGAAGAACGCTCTTTACGATCACATCGCCAAGTCTAACGATGGCCGTGTCCCTTATGTGGCTTTTTATACGGAACTCGGCGATATCCTGAAAGGCGGCACTGAATTAAAAAACTCGCCAGCCTCGCCCTGATGGCGAGGTGCGATGAGGGTGCGCTTATCTGCGACATGGCCGAGACTTATCATATTTTTAACTGGCGAGCGCTTCCCGGAAGGCTGGCGGCCACTCTGGCTGCCGGCCTCAGAGATAACTCTCGGATAAAGACCATTATGAGCGGCTCAAAGATACCGCTGGAAACCGTGCTGCAGGCAAACATTGCAGACTGTCTGCGAATCCTTGTCTGGCGGCAGACCGAAGATGGAATAAAAGGCAGAAATGCACCGGCGCTGTTTACTGAGACTTTAAGCGGCGACAGCGTGGCAACGCAAAATGAAGGCTTTTCATCTTCGGAAGGCTTTATGGCGTGGCGCAAAACTATGATTGGAGGTGGAACTGATGGCTGATCTTGGCGAAGCATATGTAAACATTATTCCGAAAGCGCCAGGAATTCAGAAGGAATTGAAAAGCCTTCTCGGCGACGGCGCGGCCGGCGCCGGTGAGCCCGCCGGCAAAGCTGCAGGCAGCAGCTTTATGGCAGGATTTAAAAAGCTTGTAGCCGGTGCTGCCGTGGGCAAGGTGTTGAAAGACGCTTTTTCCGCCGGTGGTGACTTGCAGCAGAGCTTTGGCGGATTGGAAACAATCTATGGCCATGCAGCTGATCAAGCAAAAGCCTTTGCTGCATCTTCCGCCCTCGCTGGAATAAGTGCCAATGATTTTGCAGAGCAGGCAGTTAGTTTCGGTGCATCTCTTAAGCAAGCTTTCGATGGCGGTGAAGCCGAAGCAATAAAAGCTGCCAACACTGCCATTATGGATATGGCTGACAATTCAGCCAAAATGGGCACTTCAATTGAGTCTATTCAGCAGGCTTATCAGGGATTTGCAAAACAAAATTATACCATGCTCGATAATTTGAAGCTCGGCTATGGTGGTACAAAAACAGAAATGGAGCGGCTTTTGGCGGGTGCGCAGAAGCTAACGGGAGTTAAGTACGACATTTCAAATCTTGCCGATGTTTATGACGCCATTCATGTCATCCAAGGCAACTTAGGAATTACGGGCGTTGCCGCAGAGGAGGCAAAGACCACACTCACCGGCTCGTTAGGAGCAATGAAGGCCAGCTGGCTCAACACGATTGCAAGCCTCACATCCGGCGAAGGTGATTTTAGCATGGCTATGTCAAATCTGAGCACTGCTGTCGGCTACTTTGCAACAAATGTTCTGTCAATGGTCGGAAATGTGGTAGGTCAATTGCCTGACTTTTTTGCTGGAATTGGCGCAGTAATTGTATCCAACGCTCCACAGTTGATGCAGAGCGTTCAGACTATAGTTACACAAATGGCGCAAGGCTTTGTAAGTGGGTTTCCTCAGTTCATCACCAGCGTTTCAGCTCTTGCAACAACTGTTGCGCAAGCAATTTCAACCGCCGCGCCAGAGTTCCTTGCGGGTGGCCTCGCGTTAATCGAGCAATTGGTTGATAGTATGTTTATGGCTGCACCTATCTTGTTGACGGCTGCAGCAAATGTAGTCCAAACGTTGGCATCCTCGTTGATTGCTAACGCACCAGCATTGCTGAACGGAGGAATTGCTTTAATCCAGCAAATTTCTCAGGGGCTCAGCAACGCGATTCCAGAAGTAATAGGCATTGCCGCTAATCTGTTGGGACAGCTTCTGTCTGCGATTTTGTCCGCGGCTCCATCTCTCATTACTGGAGGCGTTGAGCTTATTTCGCAACTTGTTGTAGGCCTCGCAGATAGCATTCCTCTCGTTGTGGCGCAGGTCCCTGTAATCTTTGAACAGGTAAGCGCAGCTGTTTCTGGCATCGACTGGGGCAGCCTTGGACGAGATGTGATTAACGGAATCGCAGCAGGAATTCGCGCCGCAGCCAGCGCAATCTGGGACGCGCTCAGTTCTGTACTGAACGAGGCTGTGTCCTGGGCAAAAAATTTGCTTGGAATTAACAGCCCGTCGAAAGTGTTCGCCGAAGAAGTTGGTAAGTGGCTGCCTGAAGGCATGGCCGTAGGCATCAAAGGGAATTTAACGCCGGTCAGGTCTTCTGTCGACACCATGGCAGCTACGGCCAGAGCGGAACTGCGCAAGGCCGTTTCCCCAAGCGTCAATTTGAACGCTTATAACGACTACGGTCATCCCGGATATCCCATGAGACCTGAGCCGCAGCAGGCTCAAAAAATCGTCATTGAATTTACCGGCTCCCTTGCTCAGCTGGGCAGGGTGCTGCAGCCGCACATTCAGGCTGAGACCGTGCGCGTCGGCGCGCACATGACAGGAGGCACAGCATGATCCAGGCCTATTCCCTTACGGTGGACGATGTAAGTTATCGCGTCCACGTTATCTTCCCAACGCTGGTCAACAGCTTCGAGATCATGGAAGGTCCCAACTCGGGCACAGCCCAAACCGGTCGGGAGATCCGCGACATAATTGGCACGCGCTACGATTACGAGATGGACGTGGAGCCGGACGCTCGGTACCCGCAGGACTTTGACGCGCTTTTTGAGGTTCTCTCCGCCCCGGTGGAGAGCCACCGTGTTAATCTCCCCTACGGTCAAAGTGAGCTGAGTTTTGACGCTGCCGTATCTGAGGGCAGCCGCACATGGCACGGCTTTACTGCCGGATACGAGCGATGGAAAGGACTAAAAATTAAATTTCGGGCGCTCAAACCCCAGAGGGCGGTGGACGCATGACAAACCGCATAATCCTGGGCGAGCTTGACTCGCCCATAGCCATATTCGAGCCCGACTCCATCGAGAGCGCGCCGGGCGTGGCAGCGGTGGACATTATATCCGACACGCTCAGCGTGGACAGGATGGATCCTACTGTCCGCTATAAATACACCGCGCCCACACTCTATGGCCCTGTGGGCTATGACGGCATAGCCACAGCGGACGGATATCTCTACTGCGGCAAATTCAACGGCACCAATCTGGCTACCGAGCTGCCCTACGGCACGCCGCTCCATCACTTTTGGGGCGGCAAGCTTCGTGGCCGATACTACACAGAAGCAGTTGTCCGAGCCAGCGCAGACCGTTGGGAGATCTCTTCGCAAAGCCTTGTGGGGCTTTTTGAGAGCCAGAACCACTATGGCGGCATTTATACAGGAGAACGCTTTGACGCAGTGCTTGCGTCTATCTGGGGCGGCGCGGCAGGTACGGCGGCAGACGGCCTTGTCCCCATTACCGGTGGGCCTGAGCCCTGCTGGGTGGCCGAAAAGCTGGCTGGCATGAGCGTCTATGGCTGGCTGCCATACGCCAGCCGCAGAAAAAACCTGCATACGCTTATATTCTGCTACGGCGCAAGCCTCACTCGAGACGCCGCGGGTCGTGTGATCTTCCGCTGGCTGGATAGCTTCAGCGAGGCTCAGATCGACGCCGACCGCATCTATCTTGGCGGCAGCGTCCGCTATGACGCAGACGCCAGCGGAGTGGAGCTTACAGAGCATGTGTGGCAGTGGAGTTTTAACACAAGCCCTCAGAAGGTCTTTGACAATTCCGACGTATATGCCGAGCCGGTTAGCTCTCAGCTGGTGACCTTCTCCGAGCCTATCCGCGTGGACACTGCCGCGGTGGAGGGCGCCCTGACCGTGGAGGAGCTGGGCGAGAATTTCGCCATCGTCTCAGGCAAGGGCGTGCTCAGCGCCGTCCCCTACGTCCATCTGACGCGCAAGCTGGAGCGGCACCGTGACACAGACGCGCCCGGCAAGACCCAAAGCGTCAGCGATGCTACGCTATGCAACGCCCTCAACTCTGAGCATATTCTCACAAGGCTCTTTAATTTCTACACCCGCGCCCGGCGAATTTCTTCCGAACTGAAAGTAAATGCCGAGCGCTGCGGTGAAGCCTACAGCTTCTCTAATCCCTTCGGCGAGCGCGAGGATGCAGTGCTCAGCTCCATGAGCTACGAAACAAGCTCTATCATGCGCGCCGAATGCGAATTTATCACCGACTACACTCCCGGCCCCTTCGGCAATAACTACAACAATACTACCGTCCTTGCCGACTATGGGACATGGTGGGTGCCTACAGATGTCCGAACATCGGATTATCCATTCATCCGCCTGACCATGGTGGGCGCCGGCAGCGGCGGCGACGGCGGCGAGGGCGGCAAGCAGGGCAAAGGTACATACATCAACGAGGCCGGGGAGTATACCGGCTACGGCGGAGGCAAAGGCGGCAAAGGCGGCAAAGGCGGCAAGGGCGGTGAGCCCGGCAAGGTACTCACAATCCCAAAGCTTGACGTGAGCAATATTGCCCGCATCGCCTACGTCTGCGGCAAAGCCGGCGCTCCTGGAATCGGCGGAGTAGGCGGCTACGCCGGTACCGACCCCGTAGAGCCCACAGCCGGCGCACCCGGCGGCGAGACTGAGCTTATCATGTACGACGACGAGGGGCACGAGGTTGGTCGGATAAGCACCGCAGAGGGCTATATTCTGCCCTCCGGCGTGCTTAATCTTACAGCCAACACTTTATATGCCCAACACGGCAAAAGCGGCGTAGACGGCGCAGACGGCGGCGAGGGCGGGGCTGCTGCCTACGGCGCTGTAGGCACTGACGGCGGCAGTGTGGAGCATGACGGCGTCATTTACCCCGGCGGCCTTGGCTCCGACTGTGAATATGACTATATACCCGGGACACAGCTGCAGGCATTCTGCGGCGGTGGTGGCGGCGCCGGTGCTGCTTTAGGCTCCCCCGGTGGGGACGCGCCCACGCCCGGCAGGGCAATGGCTAACCACTATGTCTGGGGCGGAGACGCGGGCGATGGAGCAACGCCAGCTGCGCTTCCGCAAGATGCCCCTGCAGAGGCCTACGGCCAGGGCGGCGACGGCGGCCACGCCGGCGGCGGCGGCGGTACCGGCGGCGCGCAGAACTGGCGGCCTCTCGGCTCTGCCATCAAGGACGGCCTGCCCGGCTCAGGCGGCGACGGCACTGACGGCGCTCAAGGCAGCGACGGCTGTGTGTTTATGTATCATTAAGGAGGTCGCCATGTTCGATCATTACGTGAGCGTTGACAGTCAAGGCCGCATAATCGATGGTTATACTACCGCGCAGCACCCTCCGGCAGAGGGTGACATATATCTTCACTCCGGTGGGCCGGTGTTCGAGCTCTTCGGGAAGGACCCCTATCGGGAGCTTGCGCTGGAGGTGGAAAGTGGGCCGCTGTGGCTTTACCTTTACGAGGATGATAAGCCCCGCCATCGGACAAAGGCGGAACTGGCGGAAGATCTTCCGGCGACAAATCCGCCCCGCAGTGTGGATGAGCGGCTAAGCGATGCCGAGGCCGATGTGCAGACCCTGACGGAAGTGCTCAACATTATGCTTGGGGGTGTGACCTGATGGCCGGAACACTTGACCGGGCCGCTCTGTTTGAAGCCGCCCGAAAATGGCGTGAGGAAAATCAAGCCCTTGCCGCAGAAAATGAAAAGCTCAGGGCGCAGGCCGCAGACATGAAAGCCGCACTTGAAATAATGGAGGTGGAACCCAATGGCGATTGACGTCAATAATCTTGTGCTCTATTCTTCGCCATATACGGTTGAACAAATAGACGCAAGCGTAGCAGCAGGTTTTGAAGCCCGCGAAATTGCGGAACAACTGCGCACGGACGCGGAAAATGGCGTCTTCGACGGCGCGCCCGGCGCGGCGGGCAAGGACTTCACGGTGTTAGGCTATTACCCCTCGTTGGCGGCTCTCACCGCCGCTGTCCCTTCTCCCTCCGTTGGCGCGGCCTATGGTGTAGGGACTGAGGCTCCTTATGACATCTACGTCTGGGATGCTGTCAATGGTCAGTGGGTCAACAACGGCCCCATCCAGGGCGCAAAGGGCGATAAGGGCGATAAGGGTGACCCCGGTGCTCAAGGCCCGCAGGGCGAAAAGGGCGAGGACGGCGCGGCGGGCACAGTCGTATCCGTAAGCCTGCCTGCCGCAGCCTGGACAGGCGCGGAAACGCGCTGGAGTCAGAATCTTGTCATTGTGGGCTACAGCGTTACAGCGCGCACCCGTCTTGACGTGAACGCCTCACCCGACCTTATAGCCGCAGCTATGGCTTCCGGCTTTGGCCTTGTCATCGGCAACGACGAAGGAGCAGTTACGGCCTACCTTGTAGGAACTCCGCCTGAAGCGGATCTTATTGTGCAGTTGACGGCGACAGAAACGGAGGCGGCAGTATGATATACGGCAATGCTTTGATGCCCGGCGGCAGCGGCAAGGCCGGGGCGACACTTACAGTGTTCGCTCCATTGGGCAGCGTCATTACCATAAGTAAGGACGGAGAGAGCTATTCTTCCACTCTGCTGCCTGCAGTGTTCAAGGGGCTATCGAGCGGCACATGGACGCGCACGGCCACCCTCAACGGGCAGACTTCGGAGAAGCTTATTCAGATCGTGGCAGACTACGCCGACACTGTTGAATACTTCGCGGCAACAATCAATGTAACATTCCCTGCCGGCAGTGCCGTGGAATGCCGACAGGGCGATTACGTGATAAGCACGACAAACACAAGCGGCAGTCATGTTTTCACTGTGCCCAATTCGGGTACGTGGACAGTCAGTTGCACCGACGGCGCAAGCAGTGACTCACAAAATGTGGAAATCACTGCAAATGGACAGAGTGTGAGCGTGACGCTGATTTATTGGGATGGATCTCTTTATGACAACGGTAATGAGTTTGAATCCATAACCGGTGGATGGGGGGGCTATCCCTTCACATACGGCGGGCAGACTTACTCATCCCCAACTGTAAGCAAAAACGCGACAAACATACAATTGTCAGTGTCAAACAATGGCGGCGCGGCCTCATTCGCGAACAAACTTAATCTGGATGGCTTTTCAACTCTTAACATCAATTTTATCAGCAACAATTTCGGAGCAAATCGTTTATCCCTGTATCTGGCTTCGGAGCGGGAACAAAACCCGATCGCCACTATTGACGTGGGCGGAAAAACAGGAGTTGTATCCTTGTCGTTCGACCCGTCAACATTGGGCGGAGATGTCTACATCGGCCTTGGGGGATATGCAGCAGTTGGAATAAGCTATTCTGCTGTCTTTGATAGAATGTGGCTGAGTTAAGGAGGATCGCCATGATTATCTTTATCGACGCAGAATATAAATGCCATGTTACCAACGACGGCAACATGATTGCCGTGGAAACAGACTTTTTCAACGGCAAATGCGCGCCCTTCATTGAAGGGTACCGCCTTGTCCCCGCCGGAACAGAGTACAACGGCAAGATTGCCGCAGGGAATATGCATTTCCCGTGGGTGAATTTCGGAGATCTTGAGACCACCCAAATCGCCTATGAACGGCAACAGTACACTTTGCTACTCGCTGAGAACGCAGACATGAAAGCCGCATTGGAAGTAATGGAGGTGAGCGTATGACTTATCTTGAAGCCGCCCTTGCCAAAAGGGCAGAAATTGACGCAGCCAACGCACTCATGAGCGATGAGCAGGCGTTGCAGAATAAAGGAGCGTACCGCTCGTGGGAAAAGCTTGTGAAATATTCCGTCTCTGTCAAGGCAGGCTATCGTTTTCGCCACGGCGATAAACTCTACAAGACCCGCCAGCCGGAGTACACTTTTGTTTCACACTATGTCCCCGGCGAAATCGGCGTCGAAAGTCTCTTCGAGGTCATTAACGAGACCCATGCCGGAACGCTGGAAGATCCTATTCCTTACGAGGGCAACATGGAGCTTCTGAAAGGGCTTTATTATTCGCAGGGCGGTGTGACCTACCTGTGCACCATAGGCAGCGGACAGGCAGTGCCTCACGCGCTTAGTGACCTTGTAAAAATCTATGTGGAGGTGGCCGCCAATGAATAACGACGATGATGATGAGAAGACCTATTCGGGGTTAATTACGGAGGACTGCAAATGAGTGCGCAGACGATTTATATGCGGCTTGTGGCGGCAGGCATGACGCCGGAAAGCGCTGCGGGCATGATGGGCAACTTCCGCGCCGAAAGCGGCATGATCGCCAACAATGTTGAGGACAGGATGCACCGCATCCTCAATATGACAGACGCGGCCTACACCGCCGCAGTGGACGGCGGGCGCTATGTGAAGTTTGCCACCGACGGCTTTGGTTACGGCCTTTATCAGCTCACGCATCCCGCCCGCAAGGCAGGCTATCTCAGCTTTGCCAGAA